AGAACAACTAAATAATTTATTGGCAAATCATAAAGACGTTGTTGAATATATGCGTGAAACGAAAGACAACTTCTTTAACGTAGTTAATAAGATTAAGGAATAAAAATGGCTGTCACAAAGACAATTATAAAAAATACCAATCAAGAGACAATCGTAAAGATTGCTGGAACAGCTGGTAATGCTACCATCGATTTACAAACTGATTGTTTAGCATCTACTCAAGCATTAGATGGCGCAACTCAAAGAGTTGATATTTGCACTGCTATGGTAACTGGTCTTTTAGGTTCTGCTGTAACTGTAGTTCGTAACTCAGTTCCAGTATTAGCATTTGCAGGAGAGAATGCATCCTTGTTTGATTTTGAAGGGCAGGGATTTAGAGATAATACAGAAAATAGTAGCGATATCGTTGTTGCTATCTCTGGTGCTGAAGCCCATATCTATTTGACATTACGTAAAGTTAGTGGATATGCAACTAAAGTAGAAACTGCTCAGTTTGGTTCTTATGACAACCCAGCAGTAGTAGGGAGCTAACAATGAAACTAATTAGAGAAGTTACAGAATCTGTAAATCTTATTACCGAAGATAAATTAGGTAAAGGTAAACAGTATTATATTGAAGGTGTTTTCCTTCAATCAGAAATTACCAATCGTAATGGTCGCTCTTATCCAGAAGCAGTTATGGATAAAGAAGTTGGTCGTTACATGGAACAATGCGTTAAGCAAAATCGTGCATATGGCGAATTAGGTCATCCAGATACACCATCTATTAATCTAGATCGTGTATCCCATTTAATAGTTGATCTACACAAAGAAGGCACAAATTATATTGGTAAAGCAAAGATTTTAGATACGCCAATGGGTCAAATCGCCAAAGGTCTTTTAGATGGTGGTGCAAACTTAGGAGTATCTTCAAGAGCACTTGGTTCTCTACAAATGAACAAAGAGGGTGTTCAAGTGGTTCAGGATGACTTTATGCTGTCTACTGCAGCAGACATCGTTGCTGACCCATCCGCTCCAGATGCTTTCGTCCGTGGTATTATGGAAAGTAAAGAGTGGGTATTTGTTGATGGAAAGTTTGTGGAAAAGCAGATTGAGGAAGTTAAATCTTTTATTAGAAAAACTTCTTCTCGCAATTTAGAGGAAGCCAAACTACGTGCTTTCCAAGATTTTCTGACTAAAATCAGATAAATAATAAATAATTACATAGAACTATCCAGTTAGGAGAAAACGATGTCAATCGAACAAAAAATCGCTGAAATTCTTGCTGAGTCAAAAGCTGCTGCTCTCGAGCAACAAGTCGCTGACACTCAGGAAGAAACTATTGTAGAAGAGGACGAGACTGTTGCTGAAGAAGCAGTTAAGCCAACCACTCCTCCTGCTAATCCAGACAATGCTAAAAACAATGTCGATCAAGAGAAAGCAGCTGAAGGTGGAACTTCTAAAACTAAGAATAAAGCCAATGAAGACGAAGAAGCAGCTGAAGCCAGCCATCTTCCAATCAAAGGTGTAAAAGAAGATATTGATGCTCTTATGAATGGTGAAGAACTCTCTGAAGAGTTCCGTGCTAAAGCAACTACCATTTATGAAGCAGCTGTTACTACTCGTGTAAAAGCAGAAGTAGCACGTATCGAAGAAGAATACGCAGCACGTCTTGAAGAAGAAGCTGCAAAGATTGCAGAGGGTCTTGTTGAAAAGGTTGATGGATATCTCGACTACGTAGTTGAGCAGTGGATTGCACAGAATGAAATAGCCCTTGAGCATGGTATGAAGTCCGAAATCCTTGAAGGATTTGTTGCTGGACTTAAAGGTCTTTTCGAAGAACACTATATCGATATTCCAGAAGAGAAGTTCGATGTATTAGGTTCAATGGAAAGTAAAGTTGAAGAACTCGAAGCAAAGTTAAACGAGCAAGTTGCTGCTAATGTCGAATTGAATAAAACAATCGGCGAACTAAAACGTAACGAAATCGTTGAAACTGCATGCGAGGGTTTAACTGATACTGAAGTAGAAAAACTAAAAGGTTTAGCAGAAGAACTTTCTTATGAAGACGCTGACACTTTTAAATCAAAAGTTCAGACAATTCGTGAGAATTACTTTACTACCAAGCAACAAGCGGAAGTAACATCCGTGGTAACTGACGAGCCAGTAGAAACTTTAACTGAGGAAAAGAAAATTGACCCAGTAATGGCAAAGTATCTATCTGCTCTCAACCGTAAGTCTTAATTTTTTCAAAAGGAAAACTTAAATGAATCGTCAAGAATTATTAAAAAAATGGGCACCAGTTCTAGAAGCTGAGAATGCTCCAAAGATTGCAGACAGCTATCGTAAAGAAGTTACTGCAGTTCTATTAGAAAACCAAGAGCGTGAGATGGCTAAAGAGCAACAAGCTCTTTTCGAAGCTGTTCCAGCAAACGCAGGTGGTACTGGTGTTGCTTTAGGTGGCGCAGGTACTAATGCACAAATGGCTGGTTACGATCCAGTATTGATCGCTCTAGTTCGTCGTGCTGCTCCACAGCTTATCGCTTATGATATCGCTGGTGTTCAGCCAATGACTCAACCAACTGGCTTGATCTTCGCAATGAAGTCACGCTATACTTCTCAGAGTGGTACTGAGGCTCTATTCAACGAAGCAGATACTGACTTCGCTGGTACTGGCACTCACGCTGGTTCTAACCCAGTTTCTGGTGCTTATACCACTGGTACTGGTATCACTACTGCTAACGCAGAAGATCTAGGTGGCGCAACTACTTTCAATCAGATGGCATTCTCTATCGAGAAGACAACTGTAACTGCACAAACTCGTGCTTTGAAAGCAGAATACACTGTTGAACTTGCACAAGACTTGAAAGCAGTTCATGGTCTTGATGCTGAAGGCGAATTGAGCAACATTCTTTCTTCAGAAATCCAAGCTGAAATTAACCGTGAAGTTGTACGTACTGTTTATGCTGCTGCTAAAACTGGCGCAGAAGTTAACACTGCAACTGCTGGTACTTTCGACATGGACGTTGACTCAAATGGTCGTTGGTCTGTTGAGAAATTCAAGGGACTATTGTTCCAGATCGAGCGTGAAGCAAACGCTATTGCACAGACTACTCGTCGTGGTCGTGGTAATTTCATCATCTGCTCAAGCGATGTTGCATCTGCTTTAGCAATGGCTGGTGTTCTTGACTATGCTCCAGCATTGTCAACTGGTCTAAATGTTGATGAAGCATCTACTACTTTCGCAGGTGTTCTAAACGGTAAGTATAAAGTTTATGTTGATCCATATTCTGCTAACCAATCAGCTAGCCAGTTCTTCGTTGTTGGTTACAAGGGTACTTCAGCATTTGACGCTGGTTTATTCTACTGCCCATACGTTCCTCTACAAATGGTTCGTGCAGTTGATCCAAATACTTTCCAGCCAAAGATTGGTTTCAAGACACGTTATGGCATGGTTGCAAACCCATTCACTAGCTTGTCCTCTGGCACTAACATCTACTACCGCAAGGTAGCTGTTACTAACTTAATGTAATTTGTTAAGTTATTAAACCGACAGAGATCGGTACTTAAGAGGGGAGCTTCGGCTCCCCTTTTTTTATTATAAATAATAGTATGGAAGAACATAAAGTAAAAATTATAGTTTTATCCGATCTCCTTGATACTCGTGCGAGGAAGGAGAAAGAATTACGTTACTATGAAGAGCAATTAGAAATTCTTAATGAAAAAATGTATTGGATTAGAAGAGAAATAGATTTAACCAATAACATTATAAACATGATTGAGCACGAAAAACTTCTTGACCTACGAGAGCATTTAAAACAAAAAGATGAATAATAATACTATTTCTTGTCCTATTCCTAGTAACATATCTCCATTATCGCCTAATGGTTTTATGTTTACTATAAACAAATTACCAGAAATAAATTTTTTCTGTCAGCAAGTTAATCTTCCAGGAATAACACTTGGTGCACCTGAATTCGGTAACCCATTTAATGTGGCACCAATTCCTGGTGAAACATTAACATATGACACATTAGATGTTCAGTTTTTAGTAGACGAGAATATGCAAAATTATAGATCCATCTATAATTGGATAGTCGCTTTAGGTTTCCCAGAAAATTATTCGCAATATTTAACTTTCGTAAATGCTGCAGATTTGCAAAGAACATCAGAACTTGCAAAAAATTATTCTGACGCAAGTCTTGTTGTTTTAGGTTCCAACAACAATCCAATCCAAACAATACAATTTCACGACGCATTTCCTATATCAATAACCTCATTAACATTCCAATCAACGAATCAAGATGTAAACTACCTAGTGGGTAGTGCAACATTCCGCTACGGATATTACAAGTTTATTTGACAAAAATTGGCAATTGTAGTATAATCTTATTATGACTAAGTGGAGATATTATGACTCTAGATGAATTACAACAAATGTGGGAAAAAGATTGCGAGATAGATGATAACTATCTCGGCGAAAATTCCACAGCCACACCAAAGTTGCACGCTAAGTATGTTAAACTTCTGGTAAACACCAAACTCAAACACACCAAACTCCAAGCAGATTATGCATTGCTGCGCAAGAATAAATTTCGTTACTATCGTGGCGAGTTATCTCGTGATGAATTAACAGATCTTGGCTGGCAACAATGGCAAGGTGTTAAACCTCTTAAGAATGAAATGGATGAATTTTTACAGGGTGATAGTGAGTTGGTTACGTTGAAGATTAAAATTGATTATCTTGAAACGATGATCTATTTTCTTGAATCTGTTCTCGGACAAATTAAAGCACGTGACTGGCAAATTAAAACCGCAGTTGAGTGGAAGAAGTTTTTAGCAGGGTTTTAATGAAAGTATCAATAGAGAAACTTGATGAAGTTTATGTTCGTGTATTTTCAGAACCAAGTATCGAACAAGAATTATCAGACTTCTTCACATATGAATATCCAGGCGCAAGATTTACGCCACAGTATCGAGCAAGATTGTGGGATGGTAAAGTTCGCTTATATGATCAAGTAAGAAAAACTCTTTATGTGGGTTTATACAAATATGTTGAAGAATTTTGTATTCGCAATAACTACGAAGTAGAATATAAAACTCCTGTAATTAACACTAACAATATTACTAGCGAAGATATCAAATCTTACGCAAAATCTCTTAATCCGTATGGTCGTGGTAAACCTATTGAGATAAGGGACTATCAAGTTGATGCAGTAGCCAATGCTTTAGATAAAGAGAGAACTTTACTTCTTTCCCCGACAGCATCTGGTAAGTCATTCATTATTTACACAACGATGCGCTGGCATCTTGATAATAATCGCAAATGTATTATTATCGTTCCAACAACTTCTCTTGTAGAACAATTATACGCTGACTTTGAAGATTATTCAACTGCTAATGGTTGGAAAGTTTCTGCGCATTGTCAGAAACTGTATTCTGGTTTCACTAAAGATTTCACTAAAGATGTTTTAATTACAACTTGGCAATCAGTTTATTTACAGCCACGAGCTTGGTTTAAACAGTTTGACGTTATTTTTGGTGATGAAGCCCATCAGTTCAAAGCCAAGTCTTTAACATTAGTCATGGAAAAAATGGATAACATTCGTTATCGCATCGGTACTACTGGGACACTTGATAATAAAAAAGTTCATAGATTAGTTCTAGAGGGAATGTTTGGTCCAGTCCACAAAGTTACCACAACTAAACAATTAATGGAGTCCCAAAGACTCGCCAACCTAAATATTACATGTCTAGTTCTTAAATATTCTGAAGAGATTAGAAAAGAAAGAAAGAACAATACTTACCAAGAAGAAATGGATTGGTTAGTTTCCAACGAAAAGCGTAACAAATTTATACGTAACCTTTCAGTAGCATCAAAAGGTAATACTCTTGTTCTTTTCCAGTATGTCGAAAAACACGGACAAGTTCTCTTCGATATGATTAAACAAAAAGTTAATGTAGACAGAAAGGTATTTTTTGTCCATGGTGGAGTTGATACGGAAGATCGTGAATCAATTCGACATATAACTGAGGGTGAGAATGACGCTATAATTATTGCTTCGTTCGGAACATTTTCTACAGGTATTAATATACCTTCAATTGAAAACATTATTTTTGCTTCTCCATCTAAATCTAAGATACGAAATTTACAAAGTATTGGTAGAGGATTAAGATTAAAAGAAGGAAAAGATGTCTGCAATCTTTATGATCTGGCTGATGATTTACATTGGAAGTCTTGGAAAAATCATACACTCAATCATGCTGCTGAGAGATACAAAACCTACGCAGAAGAACAATTTGAAGTAAAATTAGTGGAGGTCAATATATGTTAAGGGGTACAGAGCATTTCGTCATAATTAAACTTGTTTCTGGTGAACAAGTTATGGCTGTGCTTGAAAATGAAACTGATGATAATGTTCAGATATCAACTCCTTTGCTTTTGCGTTTGTTTCCAATTTTAGGAGCAGAGCAAGGACAAGAACATGTAACTGCTACACCATATTGTAAATTCGCTGAAGATACTTCTCTAACTCTCAATAAAAGAAATATCCTTTTTATCAAAAATTTACATCATCAACTAATCCCCCATTATATTCGTTTGGCAAATGAATCAGAAGAGCATGTGCCAATTAAACAGAGAGAAGATGGTTCTGTTAGAAAATTAGATTGGGAAGAGGAAGAAGTTGAATCTCTATCAGACGAAGAGATTAAAAAAAGAATTAGAATGCTAGAAGCTATTGCTAAGAAAGAAGAGGAAGAAGTTAGAAACTTTGTTGATGGTAATGATACAATACATTGAATTTTTCTTTCAAACCCCACACCGTAAGTTTACTGGTTTTCAAAATAAATGTAAAACAAATCATATACTTGCAATATTTGCAATGAAATAAAACTTTACATTTATAACAATTTGTAGTATACTTTATATTATTACGTGTTATTAGGAGATTTGATTTGTGGCAAACTACATAAACAACGCTGACTTCTTAGCAGCAATCAAAGAATATAAGAAAAGTGTAAAAGAAGCAGAGGAACAGGGTTTACCCAAACCAATTATCCCAAATTATCTTGGTGAGTGCATTCTAAAGATTGCAACGCACCTTTCTTATAAACCAAACTTCATCAATTATACTTACAAAGATGATATGATTCTCGATGGTATCGAGAACTGTATTAATTACTTTGATAATTTTGACCCAGATAAGTCGAGCAATCCGTTCGCATATTTCACTCAAATTATTTACTTCGCATTCTTACGTCGCATAGGTAAGGAAAAGAAACATTCGTATATTAAAAACAAATTGATTCAAGATATGTCTTTCGATGCATTTGAATTACAAGAGCAAGATGAAGATGGACATTTTCAAAATGCATATCTTGAATTTATGCAACAGCATGGAACTTTTGATGATTCTTTCATTGAAAAGAAAAAAGCAAAAAGTAAAAAGAAAAAACAAACCCTTGATGATTTTATAGGCGATGGAGATGAGCAGCAGTAGTCTGAGTAGGTACATTAGAAGTTTAGCATCTTCACATTCAGTTGAAGATGTAATTAGAAGAATTCGTTCTAAAAGATATTCTAGAACATATAATGCAAGAAAGAAAGAAAAATTTTTAAGAGGGCATGTTTGGGATGCCTATGATAACATGTTTAATTTGAATACAATTATGAATAATGATAACAAAATTTTTTTGGGAGTTTCAGATGTTGATGATCTAATTACATCTGAGATTTTCAAGCGTCGTTCAGATGCTAACATAAGCACTGTATTGCGTCGCACATCCGTTTTGTGCAATCGTGAAAAGTGGCAAGAGTGGGCTGAACTGGCATACAGTGATTGTTTGTTTGTTCAATCTTCAACATCATCTGGTTTTATTGTTGAACACAACACAAACAATTTTATAAAGTTTGATGTGAATAATAACACTACTGATGTTCGTGCTTATGGTGATGTTGAATTCGCTAATAATGTTATTGAAGTTATAGAGAGCACTTTTGATCAAATAACTTGTCATATTGAGTGGGTATATAGTGGCGATGGTCAATCTGTTAATGTTCCTCTTAACAGAGATCGTCTACCAATTAAAGAAATGTATCCATTCCTCGGTGATGAATCTCTGGAAGATTATTATGATCGTTATATGGATTCATCAGCAAATATTCTTTTGTTGATCGGTCCACCTGGAACTGGTAAGACTACTTTTATTCGTGGTCTACTTTCACATACAAATTCTTCAGCCATCGTATCTTACGATTCTAACATTTTAGATAAAGATGGTTTCTTTGCACATTTCATTGAATCTGATGAGAGCGTAATGGTTCTCGAAGACAGTGATGCGTTTCTCAAATCACGTAATGATGGTAATACAATGATGCATCGTTTCCTTAACGTAGGTGATGGTCTTGTTACCACTAAAGGTAAGAAAATGATTTTTTCAACTAACTTACCAAGTATTCGTGATATTGACTCTGCGCTAGTTCGTCCTGGACGTTGCTTTGACATCCTGACATTTAACCAATTGACACAGGAACAAGCGGAGAAACTGGCGATTAAATTAAATGTTAAATTGGATGGCGTGAAAGACTCTTGGTCTATCGCTGAGGTTTTTCATAAACAAGATAATAAACCAGTTTCAAGAAAGGTTGGATTCCTATGATTAGAGCAAGAGTTGTTACTACAGATGGAATGGTTTCTGAGGGAACATATACTGACATCGAAGAATTAACAAAAAGTATTAAAGAAAATAGCAACAAAATTTTAACCTTGGAGGTAGACGTTGAAGATAGCGATCATCACAGACCAGCATTTTGGTGCGAGGAATGATAGTATAGCATTTTTAGATTTCTTTCAAAAATTTTATGACAATACTTTCTTTCCTAATATTGACGCAGCTGGTATTAATACTGTTCTTATTCTTGGTGACACTTTTGACAGACGTAAGTATGTAAATTTCTATGCTCTTCAAAGAGCAAAAGAAATGTTTTTTGATAAACTGGCTGAGCGAAACATTAATGTTCACATGTTAGCTGGCAATCACGACACTTATTATAAAAACACTAACGATGTCAATTCACCAGATTTACTTTTACGTGAATATAAAAACATTAATGTTATAGCAGAACCACAGACGATATATGTTGGTGGTGTTCCAATTTGTATGATACCATGGATCTGCCCAGAGAATTACCAAGAGTCACTCGATCAATTAAAGCAAACGCAATCAGATATTTGCATGGGGCATTTTGAAATTGCTGGGTTTGCTATGTATAAAGGAATGCAATCTCATGAAGGATTGGATAAAAATCTGTTTGACAAGTTCGATCTCGTTTTTAGTGGGCACTATCATCACCGTAATAGTGATGGTCACATTTATTACCTCGGTAATCCCTATGAACTTACTTGGCAAGATTATAATGATAGCAGGGGATTCCACATGTTTAGTCTTGATACACGAGAACTTGAATTTATCCCAAATCCATATACTATGTTCTCCAGAATTGAGTATTCCGACAAAGAATCCGAACCCATCGACATCGACAAACTTGATCTAGCAGAAAAATTTGTAAAGTTGGTTGTTGTCAATAAAACTGACTTTTATAAGTTTGACAAATTTATTCAGAAGTTGTATAATAAAGGTTGTCATGAAATAAAGATTGTCGAAGACATGTCTGAATTTGAAGACGGAGAGATTGGTGAAGAAATCAATCTTGAAGACACTGTAAGCGTTTTATCTAATTACATTGATAGTATTGAAACTGATGTTGATAAAGAACAAGTTAAAACATTTATGAAAACCCTTTATACAGAAGCGATTAATGTGGAGGTATAATGAAACAACTAGAGATAGAATATTTCTTTCCATTGACTGAGCAAATACCTTTGGACTTAGATTTTTCTCGATGTTCTCCACATCAATATTATCTCAGAGCACAAGGTATCGCTGGGTCTCATGGTCCATTTAATACTGGTACGGTATATATTGGCGATGCGTCAACAACTTGGACTACTGTCTCTAATAATATTGGCTCGCCATCTTTTACTATAAATGTAGATGCGATGCCAATTACTGTTATTTCTAAAAAGAAACCCAACTTTATATTGAGATTCATTTATAAGTCTATGGGTATGAAATGGAAGAGTGAATGATTGTATTTAAAAGTGTAGAGTGGAAGAACTTTCTTTCCACAGGAAACGCATCAAATAAGGTATTACTAGATAAATCCCCAACTACTTTAATCATCGGAAAGAATGGTGAAGGAAAAAGCACAATCTTAGATGCATTGTGCTTTTCATTATTTGGTAAACCATTCCGTAACATCAATAAAAATCAACTAATCAATAGTATTAATGGTAAGAACTGTTTGGTCACCATTGAGTTTAATATTGGTCCTACTGCTTATAAAATTGTTCGTGGTATCAGACCAAACATTTTTGAAATTTGGCAGAATGATGTTTTGATTAATCAAGATGCTGCATCCAGAGATTATCAAAAAAGTCTTGAGCAACAAATACTTAAACTTAATTACAAGACATTCACGCAAGTAGTAATTTTAGGTTCTGCATCTTTTGTCCCATTCATGCAGTTACCATCGGGTCAACGTAGAGAAGTGATTGAAGATATTCTTGATATTCGTATTTTCTCTACAATGAATCAATTGTTGAAAGAACGAGCACAGGAAACTAAAGATGCGATCACCAAAATTGAAAATGAAATTGCTAATGCGAAGACTAAGGTCGAAGCACAAAATGCAATTATTAAAACTATCTCGGATGCGAAAGCAGATAATATTAGATCCATCGAAGAGAAAATCGCTACAAGCACTAAAGAGGTTGAGCGAAACCAGTCAGAGATTGATGTCCTTGTCGGAGAAATTACAGTACTTAAAGATAAGATTAAAAACCAGGACAAAGTTAACGAAGACCTCGAGAAAGCAAATAAACTCCAACAACGACTGTTACAAAAAGTCGAAACTTGCGAGCACAATATGGACTTTTTTAATGAACATGAAATATGTCCAAGTTGTAACCAAGATATCACAGAGGAATACAAGCAGACCATTATCAAAGATCTTAATGAGAAGTTGTCAGAACAAAACGATAAAGTTACTGAACTCAACACAGTCCTCACCAAACTTAAAGAAAAATTATCTGAAATTAATGAAACGATACAGAGGATTGCCGATAAGAACATTGAACTATCTACAAAGAACTCATCGATTACCTTACTCAATCGTCAGATCTCAGAACTTGAAACTGAGTCCCAAAAGATTAAATCTGACACAACTAACATCGATGAAGAGAAGTCCAAATTAAAACAACTCGCTGAAGATGCGATGGAGAAGATCAAAAACAAAACAACTTTACAAGAGCAAAGAAATATTGAAGAAGTCGCTTCAGTTCTATTAAAAGATACTGGTATTAAAACTGCAATCATTCGTGAGTATCTACCTGCCATGAATAAGTTAATTAATAAGTATCTGAACGCAATGGATACTTATATTCACTTTGAACTTGATGAAGCATTTAATGAAGTTATCAAGTCAAGACATCGTGATGAATTTACTTACGCAAGTTTTTCTGAGGGTGAGAAGATGCGTATTGACTTAGCAATTCTATTTACTTGGCGACAGATTGCAAAAATGAAAAACTCTGTCAATACAAATCTACTATTGCTTGATGAGATTTTTGATTCCTCGCTTGACACAGCTGGAACTGATTACTTCTTAAACCTGATGAATCAGTTCGGCGAGAAGAGTAATATTTTTGTTATCTCCCATAAAGGCGACCAACTCTTTGATAAGTTTAGGTCGGTTATTAAGTTCGAGAAACGCAACGACTTCAGCGTTATTGCCTAAAACCCTACGTCCTGTAGGGTTATTTTTTCCAATAAAATCAATGACTTAGAGTAGGACTTTACAAATATTCAAAATTCGGGCATAATTCTACTATAGATTGGAGAATTATATGTGGACTGATTTTACCGATTTTGAACTTGTAGTACTGGCTGGTAAATATGGTGTATCCGATGAGTTAGTTTTCAGCGACGATCTTCGTTTGGTGAATCGCAAAGAAATTGAAAACCTACTTACTCTTGTTGAATTTGAATTTGCTTATGGAGAATAAATAATGGAAATGCGTGCATCGGATCTTTCTGCTCGACTTCTTGCAACTGAAAATCTATCAGTTGTCCGTGCAAGAACTCGCACTGCATCTTTCGATATCAAGAGTCGTGTGTTGACTCTACCGATGTGGAAAGAAATGACCCCTGATATTGAAGATATGCTTATCGGTCACGAAGTTGGTCATGCTCTTTATACAACCGAAGAGTATATGACTCCTATCGAACAAAACCCCAAACTTAAAGGTTACCTAAACATTCTCGAGGATGTTCGCATCGAGAAACTAATCAAACGCAAGTATCCTGGTCTACGTAAACGTATGAGTGATGGATACAAGCAACTCAATGAACGTGACTTCTTTGGTGTCAGAGCATTGCAATCGCTAGATACTTTGTTGCTCATCGATCGAATCAATCTATACTTTAAAGCAGGTTATTTCTGTGGAGTGAAATTCTCTCCACAAGAGAAACTATTTGTTGAACGTGCAGAACGCACTGAAACGATTGAAGATGTTATTGCTTTGGCTAACGATGTTTACGAATACTCCAAGAAAGACGTGGAAGAACGTAAGAAACAAATGCAAATGCAATACGGAGACGAAGAGGATTCAGAAGACGAAGATCCTATCGAATCAGATTTTGATATTGATTATGATGAGAACTTTGACGAACTAGAAGATGAAGAACTCGAAGAACTCAGATCAATGATGAAAGATCGTGCTGGCAAACAGAATGATGAAAAAGCTGAGCAAGAAGATGATTTAGAGTCAAAGACAGATCGTTATTTTGCTGACAAATTGAGTGAGTTGGCAGACAACGACACTGAATACAATTACTGGAAATTTGACACCGAATATATGGATCCAGTGTTAGTTCCATTCAAAACTGTTTTGGCAGAAACCAAAAGTCCAGAGCAGTGGATTTTAGATAATTCTGATAACCCACGTTCAAATCCTATGCGCCATTGGGATCAAAGTTCTATCGACCACTTAGAAAGTCAAAATAAAAAAGAATTCGATCAATTTAAAATTGATTCAATGCGTGCAGTGAACTATCTTGTCAAAGAGTTCGAGATGCGTAAGAGTGCTACTCTTTACAAACGTGCTCGAGTATCCAAAGTTGGTTCTCTCGATATGAAACAGGTTTATGCATATAAACTTAGAGATGATATTTTTAAACGTGTTATGACCATACCGCAAGGTAAAAACCATGGCATGATTATGTTGCTTGATTGGTCGGGTTCCATGTGCGATGTGTTACAGGATACATTAAAGCAAGTTATCAATCTTGCCATGTTCTGCAATCGTGCTCAAATCCCTTATCGTGTTTTGGCTTTCACAACTTCTTATAGCGAAACTTATCGTAATAAAATTACGTCTGAGGAACAATTGACCCAAAGACGTACCTATGAACACGAGTTTAGGGAGAACAAAAAACAGAAACATCAAGATGCCAATATTATTGATGCGTCAAGTAATTTTAATCTTCTTGAATTGTTTAGCAACAAAATGACTACTAGCGAGTTTAACTCTATGGCTCGTCGCCTGTTGCACTTTAAGTTTCAGTGGAATGAAGGATATTCAACAAGTGGCACTCCATTGAACGAAGCATTGGTGTGGTGCTATGAGAATATCGGCTCTTATATTAAAAACAATAATATTGAAAAGATGACTCTTATTACTCTTACCGATGGCGAGGGTCATAGTCTGTCGCCCAATTATCATCGTGGATTGGATGATCATCGTACTCATATCGATGGTGCTGAGTATAAGCGTATTAAACAGAAACATTTTATTCGTGATGAGCAGACTAAGAAAACATATGAGTTCTCAAGATATGGTAATCAACAAACTGAAGTTCTCTTGAGAATGATTAAGGATCGTTACAATCTTGCTTTGTTAGGTTTCCATATCTGCAACAATCATCGCAGAGATTTGAATTCTGCTATCGGTGCAAATATTCCTGGATTCAGGGGAGATACTTATTCTCTGATTGAATCTTGGAGGAAAGATTTCCGTAGTCAGGGATTTGCTTCTATCAAGAATACAGGTCGTGACGATTTGTTCTTGATCCCGCAATCTTCTACGAAAATCGTGGAGGGAGAGTTGGATGTTAACCCAGAAGCCAATGCTAAGAATATTGCAAAAACTTTCGGTAAGTACTTGAATACCAAGAAAACTAGCCGAGTATTGCTGAATAACTTTATTGGATATGTTGCATAACCCTACATTTTGCAAGGGTTTCCTGGAACCCTCTATTTCAGAGGGTTTTTGGGGCTTTACAATAATTCAAAAATAGGGTATAATTTTATTATAGAATGAAAATTCTTGGTGTGTTGTTTCAATTTTATTATGACTGGAGTGAAAGATGGCAAAAATTACTGAGCAACAAAAAGCATTCTTCGAAGATAAACTCTTTGAGATGTTTCCCGATGTTAAAACTTCTGGTACTGTGACACGTAAGCAGTTGCTCGAAGTTCGTAGCAAAAACAAAATCGACTACCATCCTCTTTGGCTGATGCAAGATGTAATCGGTCGTGGGTTGTATTCTATCAATGGTGGTAAACCTGCAGTAGCAGTTGTGGGTAATACCGTAGTTAAAACCAAACCAGAACCTGAAGAATCTTTTGTTGTGGACTATTCAAATACTAAAGCACTAATCCCTAAGAAGGACAATAACTTTGTTCCCTTTGGTAATTACTCAGACTTGGAAGTTATCATTAAGTCAGGTATTTTCTATCCTGCATACATTAGTGGTCCAACTGGTAATGGTAAGTCAACCATGGTTGAACAAATTTGTGCCAAGTATAAGAAACCTTTGATTCGTGTTAACCTAAACATGATGACTGACGAAGAGCAACTTATTGGCTCCAAAACTTTGGAGAATGGTAACGTACAAATTGTTGAAGGACCAGTTCTGATTGCTATGCGTACTGGTACGACTCTGTTGCTTGATGAGATCGATGCTGGCTCTGCCAATACTTTGCTGTGTTTGCAGCCGATCCTCGAGGGTAAACCTTATTACTTCAAACTCAAGAATGAGATGATTGTTCCTGCTGATGGATTCAATGTTATTGCAACAGCGAATACTAAGGGTAAGGGTTCAGACGATGGTCGTTACATCGGTACTAACATTCTGAACGAAGCATTCTTGGAGCGATTTGCTGTTACTTTTGAGCAAGAATATCCTGCTGCAAAAGTAGAAATTAAAATTATCAAGAATCTCATGGAAACTTATTCGTGTATTGACGAAGAGTTTGCAGAGACACTCGTTAAGTGGGCAGATGCAATCCGTCGCACTTTCGAGGATGGTGGTGTGGATGAAACCATTACGACTCGTCGTATGATTCACATCGTTCGTGCGTTTGCGATTTTCAAGAATCGTCAGAAAGCAGTTGAACTCTGTTGCAATCGTTTCGATGCTGCAACTAAAGCTGCATTTATTGACCTTTATGATAAAGTTGCAAACCCGCAACCAGAACCTGTAGTAGAGCAAGCACCAGTTGTGCAAGAACCTACTCAGGAAGTTCCATTTTAATTTGACAAATAATGGGTTTTAGTGTATAATTGTTTTTGTAGTTGATTATTAACTTTGAAAGGTGTATATATTATGAAAAAGTTTGCAGATCTGTCTAAAGCACAAAAAGCATTTTGCGTGCGTATTCTGGATGTTTGTCCGCAGTATAAAACTAAGAAAGATCTTACTTGGAAAGAGTTGCTTGCTGGTTACTTTCTTCTGAAAGAACAGCGTGGCTCTACTGGTGAGAAACTCGGTTTCCCTATGTGGCTTCAGAAAACTAACATCGTTGGACGTGGTACTTATCAAATGCCATGGCCATCTGAGAAAGAACTTTCTGAGTATGTTGCTGCCAAGTCTGCTCCTAAAGCAGTGAAAGTGAAACAACCTAAAGTTGTTAAGGTTAAAACCCCTAAAGCAACTGCTCCTAAGAAAACTCGTTTGGAGCAAATTGTTGATGAGTCACCTACTCACGATCAAGATGTTGAAGATTTCAATGCAATCTTGCGTGAGAATGGTATCGAAGTTTAATCTTCTAGTTTCCAGTCGGGGAAGAGGTAATGCCATCACCTCCCCCGATCTTTTTATTGATGGCGATTAATTATGGAGATATTTTATAATGTCTAAACAAGATCTACTTTTGAAGCATTTGAAGAACGGTAAGGTATTTACTGCCAAGCAGATTACTGCATCTTTTGGTATTGCACATCCTGCTAGCACAATCCGTAATCTGCGTGAGCAAGGTTATTGTGTTTACGCAAATGACGCAGTTGTGAATGGCTCTAAAGTTGTTAAGTACCGTATGGGTCAACCTTCACGTCGTATGATTAGTTTGGCTGCTCGTATTTCAGGTTCCAACTTATTCACACGTGGTTAATCAGAGTCGTATCTCCACAGGACAAGTGCGTCCTTTCGCTGAGCAGACTTTAAACTAAAGAGCGATAAATCGATGCAGTCGACATTTGCTGGTTTGAGACTATAAAATGATAAACCAGCACTAATTTTTGTAGTGGAGATATAATGGCAACTAAAGAAGAAGTTAAAAAATCCCAAAACGCCACTACAGGTGGTCGTAAATTTGATGGTGGCAAACTACAATATGGTTTGATTCCACCTTTGGCATTAAAAGCAACTGTAGAGATTCTAACATTTGGTGCGGAGAAATACGAACCAGATAATTGGAAACATGTTCCAGATTCTAAGCGTAGATATTTTGATGCAATGCAAAGACATCTCTGGGCATGGAAAGAGGGAGAGCAAAACGATCCCGAAACTGGAAAGAATCACTTGGCGCATGCAATGTGTTGCTTGATGTTCTTATATGAACACGATGTGAAATATTCTAAAGATGAAAAATAATTTTACTTTTATGTATTTTGAGAGTAAAATAAGAATACATAGTTATGTTAATTTGAATAGGAGAAACAATGAAGTTATCTAAAGAAACAGTTGCAGTAATTAAAAACTTTGCTGGTATCAACAG